AGTGCGTTCGTAAAAATGACAAACCGCTGTATGTCGAAGATCATGAAAACGAAGATCCGGGCAACCTGCCAGCTCTGCAATGGTTGACCATTTGCGGCTAAGTGCAGCAGTGCAATGTTTGAGTGATTCGGGTTTGCCGTCCCACCAAGGGAAAATCAGGACATCACCGGAATTAAACTTATCAGACCCAAGCCAGGCGGTTAACGCTGCCAAGGCCACCGACGACAACGGCACTTGTCGTTTAGAGCCGTTCTTGGTTTTATCCAGAAACACGGTTTTCTTATCCAGATCAACTTGCCCAACCGTCAATGTGTACATTTCACGCAAGCGCATGGCCGTTTCAATGGCCAGGGTAAACAACAACATCATCGCCTGCCGGTCATTCATCGAAATACCGCGTTGACGATCTTCCGGGAAATTGCCGGATAACACCCACACCAGCTTTTCTTGTTCGCCGGGCAGTAACCTTCTGTCCCTTTCTACATCTTCGCGCTTGTCGCCGTCACCGGGCGCATAAGTTGCGTATTTCTTCGGCAACAAGCGCAAGGGATTCACCAGCAGCCAGTCATTGCGTAAACACCAATCCAGCAGCCTAGCTACCGCACCCACTTTATGCCGTATGGACGTGGGGGCCAGTTTATCAACCTGCTTCATCGACGCGACCCACTCTTGCGCCCATTGATGATTAATTGCCGACACCGGCCAGGCTTGCATCACCGGAAACAACGCGTTCAATAGCCCGCGATCCGCTTCCGAGATTGCCATTTGTTGCAGATACAACCGCGCCCAGTCACAGACCGTTTCAGCGGAAGGCGGTTTAACGTCCTGCAATTCAACCGGCAAGATGCCCTGGTCAAGCTGTCCTTCAATCTGTTTGGCATAGGCGATGGCATCAGCCTCACTGTCGGCGGTGGCATAATGCGCCTTGGGCAATATCCCTTTTCGTCGGATAACCACTTCCCAAGTGCCCGCGTTGCGTTGTCTGATTGATGCCACTGGTGTTGATCTCCTGCCAAGCCATTACAGCGTGGTTTAAACCACACTTATTATCATTTTTAGGCTATTTTATACGATTTTCAGGCTATTTTTTAACGGTTTAAATTGTAATTAAAAAAGCTAAACAGGCTGGAAGCCTTGATAACGTTGGAGGCTGCGGGCGGAATCGAACCGCCGTAGATGGCTTTGCAGGCCGTCATGTTTTGTTGAAAATCAGTAGGATAAAATTTTAACCTTGATAAAAACCACGAATTTGATAAAGATTAATAACAAAAATGCAAAATCGTTTGAACGATTTTTAATTTGTGATTAACGATATTTAAAAAAAGTCTTGACAAACAAAAATTTTTAATATTCTAATTTTACATTAATAAAACTGTATGTTAATCTAGTTTTGCACTGGATATAGTGCTGGATTGGCATTACGGAATTACACGGAAAATACTGATTAATCGGTTAAGAAGTGTAAAATATCAGTTCTTCATTTTATGTTGAGCTGAATGGGCAGGCCCTAAAAAGCTTGGCCGGTTCGTTTGTCCGGTATGTCAACCCATTCAGTTCGGCACCATGTTTGACATCATGTAGCCGATTTTAAAACTTAACAAACGGCTTATAAAAATGAATAATCAACTCACTTCAGAAACACTCCCCTTTGTTGCTGTCATAAACGGCGAACTTAAAACCACCTCATTAAAAATCGCCGAACATTTTGGCAAAGAACACAAATCTGTTTTACGCGCTATTGAAAATCTTCAATGTTCGCCAGAATTCACTGAGCGCAATTTTGCACTTAGTGAATATACAGACATAACAGGTAGAAAATTACCTTGTTATGAAATAACCAAAGATGGCTTGGCTTTTGCTGCAATGGGTTTTACCGGAAAGAAAGCGGCAAAATGGAAAGAAGCATATATCAATGCTTTTAATTCAATGGCTGAAGAAATTTACCAGGTTAAGTCTTTAAAAAACTCATTTAAACTTATTGAGCCGCCTACTATTACCAATGCCCAACAAGGTGAACTTCACGCCATAGTTGCCAATAAAGCCAGATCCTGCAATAAATTTAATTCTTACTATTGGTCACGTTTTCAAAATCACTTTAAGTTATCAAGCTATAAACTATTGCCAGCTGAACGTTTTCAAGAAGCATTAGATTTTTTTAAAAAATTAGAAGGTGATGAAAAGGATTCGTTTTTCATGTTATCCCCTAAAGAATTATCCGCTTTAGCCAATGAAAACCAGTTTATTGAAAAGGACGGCTTGGTTATGCGTGAAAGCAGTCTAACGTTTACCTTGCCGCCATTGGAAAAAAACCACAAACTTAAGCGGTGGCTTATTAGCCAAATTGATGGGTTATTAACATTCCATGCTTTAGCCGATAATCAGGAAGTATTAACCAAAGAAACTTTTATCAGGCAACTTATCCATGATGACTATATCGTCCTTAAAAAAGATGATTTTATTAATAAATTACAACAATGAACGATAAAGAACGTATTTTGGAAGAAATTCTCTATATCCGCAAAGTTGTAGACAAAATCCATGAAGACGTAGTAGAGATAAAAAAAATCTTAACAAGAATGGTAAAAAATACTGAAGAATTTGAAGTAACAATGCGTGAAAGGAGGCTGAAATGGATAAAACAAAACGACTAATAAGTTCAATACTGGCCGGGTTGCAAATACCGATTGCCTATTATTTGAATGGGCATGACTTATTGGTAAGGGAAAAAGGGTTAGGCGCTATTTATCTTATTGCTCTTGGGGTTACGTTTTTTTTTCTATTTATTTTTGCGTATTGATGATTTAAAGGGGCAAAAATGACCCATTACCACGCCGACATAAATGTAGGGACAGGTCGCGACCTGTCCCTACGAAATTAACAAATAATCAGGATTGTTTCGACTCCCCCGACAACGAAGTCTTAAACCCCGCATTGCTGAAAGTATGCTCCACCCGGTTACACACCCAAGTCGTACCACTCACGCCCGGCCTAAACCCAACTAATATCAATGGCGATTCTGCGAACAAATTGGGGTTGCCAAGGGCCAAACTTACTTCTACCGTGTTGGTGCCCTGGTTTAAGCTTTCAAGCTTCGCCTTGGCCGCCTCAATGGCTTTTTCTTCCGATTCGTAATTATGCCTGATAATAAACGCCGGTTTAGCGGTGCTGGTTGATACCGTGTACAGTTTGGCGGTTTTCTTGTCATACCAGGTCGCCGTCACTGAGGCATAGGCATCGCGATCCGTGATGCTGGCCCGGTAATCTGACACCTGCACTTTGTTGACGATAATCGTTTGCAGGTTAGCGCCGCCCATGCTCTTGGCTTCCAAGGCTTTCGCGACAATCAATAAATCATTGGTGACTTTCGCCACGCCGTTATGCTGTTCAGCCAGGCGCGTGAGCAAGTGTAGGTTGGATTCTTCGGTCTGATCCAAATGCGTGAATAAAATGCTTTTCAAGGTGTCGGATATTTTCCCGACCATGCCGCTTTCGCTGGCTATCGTCGTGACCAAATCACCAAAATTGATATTGTCAAAGCTTCTAGTTTGGGAGGATTTGATGTCACCGGATTCAGATCCGGTAAGGTCGGCGGCTTTCGCTGATAGGGTCATCGTTTGTGGCCAGCCGCTGACTGTCGTTTCATCCACGAAATAATCGCCTACTTTGGTTAAGCCGGTTTGTTCATAGCCTAGCGATACTGAGAGCTTTGCACCGTGCCGGGGTAGTTCCAGCTTGCCGTCTCTATCGTCCAAATCCATGGAAAATGTATCGCTTTTGAGTCCCGCCTCGTCAGTCGTACGCAGGCTTAACAAGCGTTGCTTGATCTGTTGGGTAATGTTTACGCCATCAGCGATGATTTTAAATTGCGGGTTCATTCAACATTTAAATTCAAAAAAGGAAACAGCCATTTTTCGACCGCTTGCACCCAGGTATAATCATCTAGTGAAATAGGTTTATCCTCGAAAAAATCAAAATCAATATCCAGCCAACCTTCTTTATCTTTTGTTTTACAATGAAAGTGAAACTTAAATAAATCTGAATAGCGGCTTTCTTGATTGCTTGTATAAGTTACTATGTAGGGCTGGTTTTCTTGCGTGATCGAAAGCTCGCGTATAACAATTTCAGGCGGCTGTATTCTTAATTCGTCGGGTGTTTGTGTATAATTCAATGTCATCTATTTAATCCCATAACCTAATCGCCGCCACGGTATCAACCGCCGGAATATCAGGTAATTCGATAATCATGCCCAAAGGCAATAATGGCCCGACATCGGCAAGCCCCCGGTTTGCCTCATAAACAATCTCAACCGCTTTCGATTGCCGCCCATAGAACTTGTAACAAATGGCATCCAACATATCGTTTTCTTGCGTGCGATATTGGATCATTGATCATCCCCATATTGAGTAATCTTCATGGTAAACCCCTGCTTTCTGGAAATGCCGTTATCAAAAAATATCTCACGGGCTTCCTCGATTGAATTAATGATCCACTTGCCCCAAACATAGCCTTGACCGTCAACCAGTTGCAAAGGTTTGCCGGTGTTCGCTACAGCACGCATACTGTTTAACTGCCCGGTGCCGCCTGCAAAAGACGGGTATACAATGCCGGATAACGTGATGGTTTCCTCACCGGGGCCGGTGTATTGTTGGGCGGGGATCTTCCCGAACCGTTCCTGACCTTGCCAGCGGTAATTCGTGGAGCGGGTAAACACGTCGTAAGCCGCTGTGCTTAACGAGAATTTAAACGTTCCCAGTTGCATCATAACGCCGATCATTTTATAAGATCCTTCAATTGATTTAACTCTTGGGTGGTTCTATTCAGTTGTGTGCAGACATCCTTGTAATTTCTCTTGAGCTGGTTATTTTCTTTAACCAATTCCTGCCAGGCTTCCTCAGAAAACGGGCTTTTCTTTTTTTCTTCTTCCAGCCAGTTGCAAAAATCAAGCAACCTTTGCAGGGAATTAATCATGCAAGCGCCCTCGCTTGTCGGCGGCTTCCTGATTCTTTAATTTTTTGATGACGCGATCCGCAAAGTCATTTGAATCCTCACCGGCTTTTTGAGTAACATGAATGTTGGCATTCGTGTTGTACATGATTGAAGACGGTTGTTTGCCGGTAGACATCGGCGGCAAAGGCGTTGCCTGGGCGGGCATCGCACCTGTAACGGCCATCGCCGCGCCGACTGCTGCGCCTTTGCCGAATAAAGGCGTGGTCATAAAATTACCTGCTTTGGTAATAGTGTTTCCAATCGTTTGCGCCGTTGAAATTAAGTTATTCGCCATCGCACCTATCTGTGCGAATTTCTCACTGATCCAATTAATCAATGATTCCCAGATACCGCGCACGGTGGCCGCCATGGTCGAGAATGCGCCGCTGATGGTCGAGGTGAAAGCTTGCACGCCCGCGCCTAAATCTGCCCATACCGTTGCAAAAAACGCCTTGATCGGTTCCCAGTTTTTATAAACCACATAAACCGCCGCGCCCAAAGCCACGACCGCGCCAATAATCCAGACTAACGGGCAACCAAATAATGAGGCATTTAAGAGCCATTGCGCAGCTGTCGCTACTGTTGTACTGGTCGCAAAAGCATATAAACCTTTGCCCATTGTCCAGATGTCAGAGACGAAAGTGGCTAAATACTTACCCACGGCAAAACCCAGTTTTAAACCAATAAAAGCGCCGGTCAATTCAATAACAGTTGCAATCAAAGGCTTGTTCTTTTCAGCCCATAAACCGAATTCCCTGACAATCGGTGTTAACTTGGCGGCGATGTCATTCAATGCCGGGCCTAATGAGGCACCAATTGTCATACTGAGCTTTTGGCCCTCAATGCTTGCCGCTTTTAACTGCTCGGTGCCGGTTGCCATCATGGCCGCGTAGTCACGGTTGATCACGCCATTAGCTGCCAATGATTCTTTCTTGATCCGGTTGAATTCATCCAGATTGGCAATCATAGGATTCAAAAAACCCAATACCTGCATGTCGCTAAACAACTCGCTCATCTTGAATTTATTCCCGCCGGTCATTTCCTGGATTTTTTCGACCATCGTTACAACCGGGTCAAGCCCTTTTTGGCTGGCCTCAGTCATCACCTTTTCAACATTGACCCCCATTTTTTCAAAATTCTTGACGGTTTCCTTGCTGGTCAACTTGGTTAAAAAGTTCTGAAAATTATTGGCAGCCTGAGCGGGGTCAGACGCGCCTTTCATGGCGATCTGCAAAGCCGCGCCCATTGTGGCAATCCCTTGGGTTCCGGTAATGCCTAAACTTTTGGCTTGAGCCGTTAATTGAGGGAAATAGGTCGCCATATCCTTTAGCTCAAAACTGCCCATCTTTCCGGCTTGGGCCAATAAGTCCATCGCCTTGGGAAGTTCATTAGGTGCCAAGCCCATCGCATCAATCAAAGTGAATGAGGTTGTGGCCAGTTCATTAACATTAGCGCCTGTGGCCGTTGCCGTTTTCCCGATAATATCTAACGAGGCGAGTGCTCGCGAAGGATCAAGCCCTTTTGAGGCTAAGGTATTCAAAGCCGCCAATAATTCACCAGGCGTTTGATTGGTGGCAGAGGCTATCGAATTTAATTGGGTTTTGGTATTGCCTAATTGCGTATTATTGAACGCGACAATATTACCGAACAGTTGCAGTTCATGTTCAAAATTCAAGGCTTGGCGTAAAGGTTGTGCGATGGCATAAGCCGCACCGACTGCCGCACCCACAGTACCTAATACCTGCCCACCCAAATTGGCCCGCGTTGCCGCATTTCTCCGCAGGGTATTGGTGCGCATCAAAGATCCGGCTAGACGTTCTTCTTGCCTGATCAAATTGGCGACATCATCACCGGCGGCAGTACCGGCAACACGCCCGGCGCGGACTTGCTGAAGCGTGCGGCCTAAACGGGACGCGCGTTGGTCGAGGGTTTCAAAGGCGCGGGCAACCGAACCGGAAACGGTTGCGCCGATAACAATACCAAGACTTAAATTATTTGCCATCAATTAATCCTATCGCCGTGGATCGGGTTGTGCGGCTTTCACCGCTTTCAGCCATTCAAACAACGTTTCGCCGTCCATTTCCAGCAACTCACTCAACGACCATCCAGTAAAATTCGCCAACACGACGCAAGCCTGCCTCGCGTCGGTGGCCGTTAAAAAAGGAAATCTTTGTACGCGTCCTGAAGTTGCTTATAGTCGGCCATATCTAAACTGGCAATTTCATCCGGGCTGAGTTCGGCCAAATTGGCGAACAACGCCACCTCTTTATCCGCATCGGAGCCTTTTGACTTATCGCTGGCAATCATATCCCTAACCTTGGGCCGTCTTAATGTGATCTTTTCCAGACCTTTCTCGGTTGGGTATTTAAGATCAATGGTTACGCTGCTCATGTTTTTTGGCCTTTTTGTTAGTTGCTTGGGTTTCTTTTGCCTTTTTTTGCTCATCCGGTGACTTTACAACAAATTCATCGGGGACTGAATACCAGCCAAACAAGCCGACTTTAAACACACTACCCACTTTTGACCTTCTTCTTGCCCGCTACGCTGGCATCGGTTTCTTCAACCTGTTCTTCCGGTCTGGGCTCTAGCTCCAATTCCGGTTCTTTAATAAACCGGATCTCGGCTTCTTCCGTCTTTACGGCAATCACCTGTTCAATTGATACGATATGCCCGGACATCAGCAGATATTTCGCTTGCCGCTGGTTTAACGTCAGCTCATCGCCGGGATGGAATTGCTCAAAGCGTTTTTGTACGAGATAGGCGCTCATGATTACATCCCCAAATTGGCGCGGGTTTGTTTAAGCTGGTCGACACCCGCAATCGTCCTAACGCAGTTAGGAATATCGACTTCGTGAACCACTTCGCCGTTAACCGTATGCTTGTAATAACGAACAGAAACAGTTCCCTTCAGCGTGGCTTTATCGCCTGCTTTCCAGCTACCTTGATCCAGTTCAGTTATAAATCCTGTGATGTTAATGACTACCGGAATTTCCGTGCCATCTTCGCTGATAACTGAACCGCGAAAGGTTAACGGCTTACTGTTTCCGGGTGCCAGGCCAAACAGTTTTAACGTGTCAGGGTCGTATTTTGATAACGTAAAACTGCACTCCATACCTTCCATGCCTAACTCAACTTTCGCAGGAGCGTCCATTCCACCGCCACGGAATTCATCGGTTTTAAGCGTGAGTTTAGGAACGGTTACCTCATCGACATTTCCGGCATACCCGCGTCCATCAATGAATAAATTAAAATTACGTAAAATGTTTTCTAAAGCAGCCATCAGAGTATCCTCATGTTAATCGGGAAAAAATTGTTCATCAATCAGTTGTTCAAACGTCCACGGGCAAACTTCGGGAAAGTTGTCCAGGCCGGTTTCTTTGCGTGCCATTTCAGCGCCGTCAAAATAAACGCCCTCCAGCCATTCAGGATCATCAATATCATGTTTTAGGCTCGGTGTTTTTTTCAAGCGTCTGACTATACGTTTGCGCTGTTCCTTGATCGTTCTCAGCCAACTATTGCCGCGCCGTTCCGGTTGAACCTGCCACTTTAACAAATGAGCGATAAGAATAGCGGCTCGATGCTCAAGCTCCAAATGATAGCTTGCACCCATGTCCAGCAGTTCCTCATACAGGTTTTCAATATCCAGGCGATCAAACTCACCGGCTTGCAAAAAAGTGGCTTGTTCGTTAGCCCAGGCTATAACATCGTCTTGGTGGTTCATATCAAGCCGCCTGTTGTTGTGTGTCGTTTAGTTATTTTGATTAAAAATAACTCCCAATAGGCGGGATCCATCTTTCTGTCACCGGCTTCATATTGCGCCCAGCCTCTACGCTGTTTGTAAATCAATTCAGCAGCTTTGGTTTGGGTTAACTTTGCTTCCTTGCGGGTTTGTTTAATAAGTTCAGGTGTCGGGTTGTTCATCGTTTGCGCCTATAATAGTTATAATACTATTATAGGCTCATTGTTCACAAAATCAAGTTTTATTTATGCAAATAACTCCGTGACATAATTATTCGTGAGAATCGACCGGAACACGATATGTTCACTTGGGTAGACCGGAGTCCAATCGAAATCGAAGTAGACTTTGCCTTGCGCTATCTGGTCAGGCGTATTCAAATCTTCATCGTACCAACATTTACCACCCAAAATAGCCCCAACACCAACCAAATGTCTTAAATAGGCATTCACGCCGGACTGTACGTCATTCATATAATTACGAGTGATTGGTCTATCCAATGCCCATAAGTGGGCGTGAAGGAGCGACTCCGCTAACATGTCCCCAATCCGGACTACGTTCAAAAAAGCCCACTTGGGATCAGCCGAACAAGTACGATTTCCCCATAAGCGATAACCGTCTTTTTGGATAATGGTCGCCACTTCGTTTTCATTCAGATAATTGGCAATGGAGTTGACATCATCCAGCGCAAAACCTATAGCCCTTGAAGTTCCGCTAATGCCATAAATTTCTGTGTTACTAGGGCTCCACCAGAAACCTCTAGCGTTGTCAGAACGGGCGATCATGCCCGCCACACGAGCCGATACCGGCGCATTCATGCTTGAATTACTGACCACATCCCAAATCTTGACCTGTGGATCGACGATATAAACGCGCTTGCTGCCAAAGTTTTCGCGGTAGGTAATGGCGGCGGCATCATCGGTATTCGGGCCATCGGCTATAATCACGGCTTTGAGCTGGTCGGCAATGCCTAACAGTTCGGATACGACATCAACTTCATCGCTAAAGCCCGGTGCAATCAAGATCCTCGGTGTGACTTTGCATAACGTTTCAGCCGCCAAAAAGGCATTAACTCCTGCGGTCGCCGTTGCGCCGATAATATTGGTCTTGGTCGCGGCATCGTCATTACCTTTGGTGACACGCACAACGACGACCATCGCGCCCGCTTGATCAAAAATAGCGTCCAGCGCATCAGGTAGGGTTCCGGCTTTATCGCCGACGGTATCCAGGCCATCCGCTGCATTGCGGCTGCCGGTGATTAATACCGGGGTGTTGAGCGGGAAGGCTTCAGTTAAGCCGCCGCTTAAGTTCTTGGCTTTAATGGTAGCCAGTACCGCAGATGCACCCGTTGAAGCGCCGGTATTGGCGGCGGTTACCAGCAACGCCGCCGGGGCGCTGGCTGTAATTGCGGCGATAACCAGTAACGCGGTTGAGGTAATCGCACCCGCGCCGCTGGTCGCCAGGTTAACCGTGATTGCGGTGCCGCTGACATCAACCGATAAGCTTTGGCTGTTGGCTTTCGGGTCTTTTAACTGTACCGTAATATTATTCGCTTCGGCGTTGGCCGTAACCGAGGTGTAAGTGATGCCGTTATTGGCAGCAACGGTGCCGGTAGTGAGGGTCGCATTGACCGCTCCGCGACTGTTGGGGGCCGTGCCGATCACGCCTATTACAGAGGATCGGACGGTGCTAATTGGGCGTGCGCCGGTGTCGATTTCAACGATTTCGATACCATGTAAAAATTGTTCAGGCATTTCGGTTCTCCGGTTGTTAAATCAAGTTTTATCACTTAGATTGTGATGTAAATAGTTAAGGAAATGTCTTAATAGCCGATAGAAAACCAGCAAAAATAGAGCGGGGCTATGGGCACACCCGTTGCAGCGGTTACGCATTTCCATTTAAAGGTATCCGTTCCCATCGCATCAAAACAGGTCATAACATTATTAGCGATTGTGGCGGGGTCGGATGTTCCGGCATCGTCATTAAATACCATCCGGGTTAGGCACGCATGGGGATAGCTCACAGGGAACCCAATAAGCCCATCGGTATCGACGGTTTCTGATTTATTGCCCCATTGAATAATTAACCCGCCTAACCAACTTGGGAAAATGATATAACCCCCTGATGCGACCAGTGAGTAACTTACCCCATAGCGCAGTTTTAACGGGGTCACGATGGTGGCATCATTACTGCCCGCATTGGTCTGTGATTGCGTGGCTATTTTGGCAATGCCTAACACGCTTTCAGTAGCCTGAACCACTAACGCGGTAATGCCTGCTGCGATCGCTTGCCCGACCCGTTGCGCTGTCCAGCCTTTTAAAATCGTTGATACCCGCGCTTCGGCATCGACTTGGCTGACAATCGTTTCCATTAAATCGACATGCGCTTTTAAATACGCCGTGCGGTTTGCCAGGTTTCGTGCGCCCGCATTGTCTATGCCATCCACGCCGCCAATCACGGCATCGGTTGTTTCTATTTGATACACGCCTGCATCATAGGTCGCGGTTTCCGGTAAATTAGCCATTATAAAACGCCTCCATTGTGTGAATAAGTGCCGTCATGGTCGGCAGCTCCATTGTGAAATAAATCAGTAAAAATTAAATTCCTGAGTTGTGACCGCGCATTTTTATAACGATCTATGCGATCGCGTATTTTTAAAATCATGGCCCCATCAGGGCTTTCAAAAATGTTTAAAATGACATCGAACAAGGGCCATACACTATCGCCGCCGTGTTTAATCGCTCCATCATGCAGCTTGATAGCATTATGAAATGACCACTCACCTTCTTTAATACTGATATTGTCATAACCTAAAGCCGCTAAAGCCCGTTTAATTGCAAATGGCGTGCCTTTATGGCTGTGGATCTCATAACTAGCCGCGATCATCGCTCGCTGTTGGGCGACCGTCCAGGCGGCATCCCATTCATCAATCGAGAGCGCCCAAGCCAGCCAGGGTAGTAATTCATCCGGGCAGGTTTGCGCATTCCAGGTTTTTACGATGTCAACCGGCACCGTGCCCAAACGGGCCAGCGCATCATCAATCGCATGTTCGTGCAGGGTGGCATTCGGCGGCAATAGATTAGACATCAACACCCCCATTCGTCAGGGTAATGGCTGTGCAATGCGAAGCCTGATAATTCTCAATCACCACATCGGCTGCCGGTGTGGTTAAAATGACATTTTGCACACCGGGTTGATGCAACGCCGCAAAAATACCGGAGCGGGTCACGTCATAACCGATTTTATAATGGGCGTCGATGTAGGCATCCAGCGCCGCATCGGCAGCGGCTAAAACCGCTGTGCTGCTTGGGCCGTCATAAAAAGTAAGGGTCGCTACCACGGAATAATTAATGATTTCCGCAGAGCGCACGGTGACGCGATCGGTTAACGGGCGCACAGATTCAGAATTAACGGCAGCGGTGACCAAGGCCAATAATTCAGCATCGGCGGTGCCAGGACTGGTCGTTGACAATACCGTAACCGCCACTTTTCCGGGTTCCGGTGTGCCCAAATTGGCGTCGTTATCAATAACCACTAAGCCATCAGTGATGTGAAATGTCACTGCATCGATGGCAATATCTTTGACTTCAGCCGAGGCGCTTAAGCCGTGGAAAATATACGAGCCAACAGGCCCGGCGGTGCTTAAGCCTTCAAACGCCAATTGGGTTCTAACCCTAAAAGCCGCATCGCTTTCATAAACGGCGGCAATAGGAGGAATCACGGTTAAATCTTCGGGCGTAATCAGTAAACGAGTAACATTAAAATTGGCGGCCAGGTTGTCGAGATCCGTATTGATAGCCGTGGCCAGCATCACGCCACGCGCCGCATCATTTACCCGTTGCCGGAGTAATAGTTCACGATAGGCCGCCACTTCCAGGATCTTGTAAGCGGGGTCAGATTCCAGAAGGGCGGTAAAGGCGGCATCCCTGCTTTGCAGATCGGCCAGCATGGCCCCAAAAATGGTTTCAAAATCCAGCGCATCGACAATATTCGGGGCCGGTATTTGTGCTAAATCTATTTGGCTGAAGGTTGTCATGAGTTAAAGCCGCCTTGCCAGTATTGAAACGGCTATTCCTAAAGTTATTATTACTTCCTTGGCCTGAGCTAAATTAGTGATATTCGCAGCTCCCCAGGTTTGTATTTCTGCCGGTGTCATAGCTTTAAGCGCGTTTAATTTAGCATAGGTTTTAGCGTTAGCACTATCTGTGGCATATTTCTCATCTTCCGTGACGGGTTCCGGTTGGGCGTTGGCGGCGCTTAATTGTGCCTGGGTGGGTTGGGTTAGCGTGGGGTGCGTCCAAAATTTTATGTAAGCCCCCCTTCCATCAGAATCATCCTGCAATACGATTGTGCCTGAACCCGGCAAAAAATCAGCTTGTGTCAATTGCGGATAGACAACCAGAATTTGTTTATAAAGGTGCATCAGCCGCTCCTGACCAGACAACCTGAAAATGCCGCATTTGCGGTGTTTAGGGTTGTTAATGAATAGCCATAGAGTTCGACATAATCCGTGCTGCCGTTTAAATAAATCAATGTCACAATATTAACCGCCGGATTTAGCATAGATACGGGCAAATAAACGCCGGATGCATAAACCGAACCATTTTTATAAACGTTTATATAAGTTGCCGTTGTTGTGCCTAATAATTGCATCCAGCCCGTTATGAAATAATAACCCGCAACTTGCGGTTGATAACGACTGTTGGTGACGGAATCAAAATAACTTCCAATATCAAATACCTCAGTCCATCCGGTTAGTTTAACCCAGGCAGAGGTAACACTTTGCCCGGTTTGCGTTGCCCTGAATGCGGGGCCATTTCCAGCTACATTGGCAGCTAAACCGGCTTGCGGTAATCCGGTGCAATTCGTTAGCGTGCCGCTTGCAGGCGTTCCCAGTGCCGGGGTCACCAACGTAGGTGAAATTAAATTGGCTTTTAAATTGAGCGCGGTTTGTTGCGCGGTTGATACGGGTTTTGCCGCATCGGCTGTATTATCGACACTGCCTAATCCTACTGTGGTTTTATCAACCCCATACAGGCTATCGCCCTCTTGCAGTTCTACAATGGTTGTGCCGTCAAGCACTAACGCATAACGTTCAGTCATGACACGGGCACCTCAACCGAAATACCTAAATGATTTCTGATATATAAATAACCTAGCGTTGGCACACGTATAAACGTACCCGCGCGGCTGATAACTGCCAGGCTTTGTTGGGCGGGGACGGGATAATCGTTTTGCGCCGGGGCCGGATTTAATAAAATGCCCTCCAGTTTGATCGGTTGCCCGTCTGGCAAGTATTTTGCTGAAATAGTTAACGCCAGGTTGCCGATTTCGTTGGCGTCATCTACCTGAACGCGCTCAACCAAAATGCGGGGTTCCCATTTTGCCAGGGCTTCCGACGTTGCACTGACAATATCAATAATCGTGCTGCTGTTCATCGGCGCATCGATTAAATCAAACAGGCGTGAGCCATATTCGCGGCGCATCACGCGCGTTCCCAATGGCGTGGTTAGAATATCCTTCACGGATTGCTTTAAATGATCCATACCGCCTAAAGCCTGACCGGTTTGGTTACTGATGCCAATCATATTAGTGACCGCTTGGGTTTGGATAGCATATAAATAGCTTTAAACCGTTTTCGTGGAAAATTAACCCGTTGCAGCGCCCTGTTATGTAACAACCAGGTGACTATCGGCGGAAAACGGTATTTATGCGTTTTCATTTTTAGCGAACAAGGCCGAAGATCCCTATTATTTATGGCATTGTTAATCATATAGGCACCCCTGTTTGTCCGCTGCCGGTCGTCACGCCACCATGCTTGTGGTTATGCAGGCTGATGCCGTTTGCAACCACATCCACGCTGGCTGTTAGCGTGCCGGTTAAAGTTATATTGCCAATGATGGTTATACCGCCGGATGAAGTTAATGCCGTTGTGGCTCCATCCGGTAAAATGGCTTTTAGGTGATGCAACGCGCGGTCATATTCAACTACCGCGCCGTCACTATAAACATGGGTATGTTTGTCTGGGGTTGCCACGGGCGGCGGCTTTAATGCCTGATATAAACTGGTAAACACCAAGCCTTGATTGAGTTCACCGGAGGGTGATAATATTAAAACCTGTTCGCCGATTTCCGGGGCGTGCCACGTTATATCGCCGCCTGCTCGTTGCGTGTTCCAGGGCAACCAGCCGGTTAAAATGTCACCGGCCTTAACGCGCACTTTCGCATTGATATAATCGGCTTCCTGCACGGTGCCGAATTTAATCATATTGCTTAAGCGCCTATCCAGTTCGGTGCTTTTAAAATCGCTCATTGCAATTCTTCATAATGATCTTCGTTACCGAAACCGATTAACGGCACCTGACTCCATAAAATTTCAGTGGGCATAATATCTGAACTATCCCAAACGCTATCGCCTAAATAGAGCGTCTGATCCCACGACACAAACCAGCTATCAAACCCATTTTTTTCAGGATCGAACTTGCCGGGCCCAAGGGTGATCATGCCGGGGAAACTGACGTTTTGACCTAAGCCCCACTTATTTTTCCTGACTTTACTAAACAACTGGGCGGCAAATTCACGCACCTGAAGTTGCAGGTTTTCGGTTTGCTGACCCAGAATGCAATACGCGGTGATATGGCACAACAGCGGGGCGCGATCATCACCCACGTCATCGCCTTCATCGGCGTTTTCTATTTCCAGAATCACGGCAGGCGTCACAATCGGCAGGGGTTGCCCGGCGAGGGTTTCGCCTTGCTGATACCAGGTTACGGTGTTCACGTTGTCACCAAAATGCCCATCAATGGCGGTTTCAATAGCAAGATGAAAATCAGCCAGAGTGGTCATCGACTTGCCTGATCTAATTCGTGATTAACCAATCTTGTCATTTTTTCTGCCAAGGCCAATTGAGCGGGGGCAATCAAACGCCGTGCGCATTCATTGGCCGCATTGCCTATTTTTACGTTTTGCCGTTTGATGGGTGAACGCGCGGCGCCGGTTCTGGCAAAAATGCCTAACCGCTTGGTATGCGTTTTATAATAAGCTTTAAAACCGCCCTCAAAATAAAAACCGCCTGCCATGTAGCCGGTTCCAATTGGGCCTTGATCCGCTAAATATTTGGTGTCTATCGGTTTTACACCAAGCCACAATAAGCCTGATATATCGCCTGCAAATGTGCCTTTTGCTTTATCAAATATCAGTCGGTTACTCAATATTTTCCGTGATATGCCGGTTAATCCTGGAAGTTCTTTTAATATGCGTCCTTTCATCCACGCACCTGTTTCGTTAATCGCCCGCATTTCCGCACGCTTTAACGCTTGCGGCGATAACGCGCCTTGCACCAATCTGTCCAGATGGCTGCGATCCAGTTGAATGGATAACAAACCGGCGGTAGGGTTTAAATCAATCGCCATTATTTCCACCCGCCAATAGTTGCTTGCGTGCTGCCCGGATGAAACAAAATCACGGTGATCGTGTTATTACCTTTGTAAATCACTTCAGAAATGGCATAAGTTGCACCCTTATAAAACGCCGTCCAGGCTTTTGAAATGCCAGGTACGGTATTTTCCAGCACTTCAATGGGTGTGCTGTAGATGTCTATTTGTGCCCAAATGTTTTGGGTATCTTCAAAGCCTTGTTTGTTGCCGGTTCCTGGCCGCGCGGATAAAATACATCGGGTTTGAATCGAAGCGCCGTTGGCCGCAAAAAAGGTAATGGCATCACCTAACGCTTTAAGGATTTTATGATCCGCTAAATTATTAAAGGCTTTGCTGAAGCCGTCCAAATCTTGCGCATACAAATCCCCTGTGGCCGTGGCCGTAATTAACGCGCTTCCTGTCACTGCGATACTAGCCATCGAGCTGCACCACTAATGTGCCAATCCCGAATACCGCTGCATTGGTTGCCGTCACTGTTTTGGGTGTAGCCAGGCTTGAGCAGATTAATAAATTGCCACCACTGGACGCATCCCAAAACCCGAAATGCGTGGCCGTTGCCCACGTCACGGTTGCGGTCGGAAAGGTCAACGCGATTAAATTTGAGGTTTTGCCCAACGCATCCACGGCTGACCAATTGCTATCAGACGGCGCACACGCCACCCGCGCATAAGCGCCGCCGGTTAGTTCTGTCACCACGCCGGTTTTGACATTGGAAACCGCCGAAATCAGGCCGACATATAAAACAGTGGGTTTAACATACGCCGTTGCCCTGAACTGATGTTCAAGCAATTTGTTAATAAGATAGGTGCTTAACACGCTCATAATGTCGGCCAGCCTGCAAAGCCGTGGGGGATATGCCCCCATTCTTCTTCGTTTGGTAAGTAGTTGTTAAATACATCATCTAGTGCGTGTAGCTCAACCAACGTATCGCTCACACCATCCCAAGACCACAACCCCATCAAATCAAATGGCAGCTCGAGGCCCGGCATGGTTTCAGGATCGTAATTGTCGCCGGTTATTGCATCGATAATAATATGCCCTTGGAATGGAATAGTTCCAGGCATCGGCATCACAAACTCGGCAAACACCGAGGCAATGGCGGATTGCTGCTCTTGGGTTAGCTGAGATAGTTCAAGCCCTTCAGGTATTTTTAGGATTGCGCGTTTCATACCAAAGCCGCCATTTTTGAGGGTTTCAATGCTTTCGGGTAATACGTAAATCGTGAAATATTTACTATCCCTGCCGCGTTAACGTAAATAGTTGTCGGTACTGCTACACCCGTATATTCCGTTGGATTCGATAGCGTGGTGGCGGTATAAAGATACGTGCTACCACTCTTGGTATTATTGTTATAGCCTAGTAAATACTTAGTTTGGCTTGCGTAAGTCAAAGACAGTGCGCCAAAGTCGCTGGGAGCTTTAAATGCGGTTCCGCTTGCTGTTATTGCAAACGTCCCTTGTGTCGGGTTGTACCAAATTGGCCCGGTTGCCGCCGAAGAAACAACACTCGCAACCGTGGGCAAATACCCGGTTGCTACCGTGCCATTCTCAAGCTGTGCGCCCCAGATAGCGATGACGTTTCCATTAGTTGTTAGCTTTATGCCAACTTTAGGGTTTGTAATCGTAGCTTTGGTAATCTCATAACGTACCCAGTCTGTTGTGATTGTTACGACTGTCCATGAACCACCTTCGTCAATTGTAAGGCTAACCGCGCCAGTGCCGGTTATTCGCTTTATCCAAATTGAAAATACCCGTGTTGCACTAGCTGAGGTAATCGACTGTATTAAGGTGCCATTACCTGATGTAGCCGTTAAGCCATCTGCCGTCATAGCCCCATAAGGGTCAGCATAAGTATTAGCCGCTACGGTGGTATTGTCTTTAGCC